TTCCCGAATTTCTGCAGCCTCAGCCAAATCCATTTGGATTCCCATCGCGGCAGCGTAATTCCGCAATCCTTTAGCTCCCGACCCATACAGCAAACCAAAGTTTGCCGACTTAGCAATCTGTCGCTGGTCCTTGGTGACATCGGCTTCATCAACGCCATAGATCTGCATCGCAGTAAGAGTGTGCAAGTCAGTTCCGTCTTGGAACGCCTGGATCATCAGCGCATCATTAGCCTCAGCTGCAGCCAGCCTCAGCTCCATCTGCGCGTAGTCCGCAACCACCAGTTTGAATCCCTTTGGAGCCTGAACGCAGGCCCGAAACCTTACGTCTCTCGGTACTTGTTGGAGGTTGGGCGACATACACGACATGCGCCCAGTGTCACCCCCAAGTTGCATGTAACTGGCCTTGATAAAACCATCATCTGTAATGTTTTTAAACAAGGTCTCAGCCATCTGACGCCGCTTCTCCAGCCGCTTCCACTTCAGGTATTCCGCAATAACCGGATGATTTCCGATGTACTCCTGAAGCGCCTGCTTGCTGGAACTTGGCCTACCAGACTTCTGATCAATCGGTGGCTCACCTAGCAAAGCCGTAAACTTTTTCAACAATTGCACAGGGCTATTTAAGTTAAAGAAGTCCTTAGTCCCAAGACGTTCGGCATCCTCCTTTTTGTAAAGGATGGTGTTGTGTTCAGGATCCCTGGGTAACTTGTGATCGTCAGGTAAAGCAGCATCAAAGTTAGCGATGAAAGCTTCCCCAGCCTCAAAGTGATCATCGTCAAGATCATCAATAAGCTTGTCGAGCAGTTGCTTATTAAACGGAAGGCCCGTGCGGTTTAACAAGGCCATTGACTGGAGCGCTCGGCACTCCAAATCCCAAGCCCTGTGCAAATTACCCTCAGCCATCCGCTGGTTGATGGGGCCATCTAGCTGGATCAACAACTCGGCATCGTAAGCGGCATAGTCCAACTGCTCCTGGGTCAGATCCCCAGACCAGTTGCTTTTCTGCTGCTCCTTAGAAACGTCCAGCTTCAAGTAACGCTTGACCACGTGGGCCAGGCCATGTTTGAGGTTGGGCATCCCATTGGTCAGGATGCGACTAGCCAGCATTGTGCAGCGAATGGTACCTGCCGGGTAGATACCATGCACCTGGAGCCAGCCAATATCGAACGCAGCATTGTGCGCCAGCCAAAACCGCTGTTGGTTGAACAGATCCAGCAACACATTCCAACCATCGTCGTCTAAATCCCAGCAATCCACGATCACTGGTGTCCTATCAAGTGCTGCAAACTGCAGCAGCCGTAGGCCCCCAGGTGTGGGTTGGAGGCCGGTGGTTTCACAGTCAAATGCAATCGTGGTCGCATTCTGCATCGAGGCAACATGCTCGATGCCCATTAAGTAATTCATGGATCAGGAGTGCATTGCTTGGTGTTGAGCCCATGCACCACTGTGCATCTCAGCCATGGTGATACCAGGCTCTTCTGCGTACTGGGGCGTTGGGTCGTATTCAATTTCGTTGATGGCCTCAGCAAGCAGAGGCATTAGCTCATCTTCCAGCAGCATCAAAAGGCTGACTGGCATGTGGGAATCCATCATGTGACGGCTGGCGTCACGCTTGACGATCACCTCCAGCTTGCGCTGAAACTCCGCAATCAAGGCAGAGGCTTGGGCAAAATCATTGATCATGGTGTGGCCTGTGGTGTGGCGAACTCGACTACTGTACTACATCTGCAAGGGCTCTGGGCGTGAAAACGCAACAATCCGTTGCAAAGTCCCCGCCCGCATCCGGGAACCCAAACCCACACTGCTCTTTACTCCAGTTGGCGCAGCTTTCGCAATAGTTGGCGTCGGTTTCAATAGGCCGACAAACCTTATCGTAAATAGCTTTATATATAGTACCTTTTTGAATTTTTACAATTGTTGTAACAGGTACATTGTATTTACGCGCTAATTTAGCAATACTTAAATCAGATTTTAAGACTGCCACAATTTGTTTATGCGTAAGATACCGCTGAGTAGGATTTTTACGGCAAAAAGAAACGGCTTTTTTTTTAGTTTTATCAGCGCTAAATTCTGTCCACCGATATAAGCAAACATCGCAGGTATAACGTCTTCGTCTTTCCCCACGGGCCGTTGGTCTACTTTCCAGTAGCCGTAATAGCTCACTGGAACACTCAGGACACTTCACGCAGCCTCCATTTGAGCAGCTAGGACAGCAGCAGAACGCAGCATAGTGCTGAGTTTGATGGGTTTCATCTCACGTCCATTGGCATACCGAATGCACCAGCGCACACCCATGGAGATGTTGCCATCCCCGAGACGTCGTGCCGCTTCAATTTCTTCACGTGACAAGCGTATGTTGACTGTGAAGTTGAGACCTTTGCTGCGAGCTGTCCGATCTTTGGTCAAGTTGTTGGCGTTAGCCATGGGCCTCCAGCTCGTTTGCAATGGCCAAGAGATCAAAAACGTCTACACGATCCCAGTCTTCAAATGGCAACTGGTAACTGAGATGTTCCGCAGCAGCGCGAAGGGCGGCGGCAGCGATCTGGCGCGAGTAGCACTCAGGGTTTATTTCGTATCGCTGGGCAGCATCCAGCACTGACTGCGCGGCGGGGGAGAGGTTAGTCATTGTTCAATCTGTTAGCAACAAGTTGTGCATAGCCAGCAATGTCATGCCATGAATCGGCATAGTCTGGATCACCATTTAGGATCCGCCCAATTTTGTGGCAGATCATATCTAAGGCTTCCTGCTGATCACATTCCAGTTTTTTTCCGCGTGTTATTGCGTACTGAGCAATGATGCCTTTTAGCTCACAAGTAATCTCAGCGTGGCCCATAAAATCACCGTAACGTGTTCCACGTTCATCAAGTGTTGCCTGAATGTCGTTCATGTTTTGGCAGCGGTAACGGTGAGGTCGTTGTTGTACGAGCCAGTAATTGAATAATCTTGAGCTGGAGTTTGTGACATGCGATGGAATACAATCTGCCCAATCCGCATCCCAGGCCAAATAGCAACAGGGTGCATAGAACGTGCATTCTGTAACTCCAACGTAAGCTTGGATCCACTCCAGCCCGGATCACAATAACCAGCCATCAAATGCTCAATGCCTGATCTTGCCCTGGAACTCTTAAGTGCAAATTGCCCTGCGATATTCGTAGGTAGGTAGAACGTTTCTTCCGTACAAGCCAACACAAATTCGTGAGGCTGTAAGTAGAAAGGTTCTGACTGTGTGTGCCAGGTGATGTCAACAGGAATCATGGTGGACCATTCGGCCACCTCAACCAGTAAGTCGCAACCGAGTCTCACATCGAGACTGGCTGGATTCACAAGGGCTGGATCATAGGGAGTCACAAGGCCCTGTTCGCACAGGGCCCGGATCTCTGTATCACAGAGAATCATGCGGCAGTTTGCTGGAGTTGAACGTGGTTCCAAGTCTTGCCGTATTTGATGGAGTTGATGGTGGTGACATGCACCTTGTAATCGCGGCAGATCGCGCCAGCTTTTTCGCCAGCAGCAAGACGCCGCTTGATTTCCATCACCTTGCTAACAGTCAGTGAAGCCCTTGCATGGCGCTTGGACTTACGAGTCTTAGGTTGAGACTTGACTGGAGCAGTATCTGCTGGAGCCAGCACCGACTTCGTGATTGTGGGTTGCTCCCATGAAGCAGTTTGGGCACCACCAATAATGAAAGTGATGTTTTCCATGGCAGTTGCAATTTCAGTCACGTAAGACGTGAGCTGATGCACTTCGCGGTCAGAAAGAAGAGTGATCATGTCAAAAAGTTGGTTGGTACGTTAACGAGAAGTAGCTAAGGGCTGTTCTTCTCGATTTGGATTGCAGATTGAAAGTAACTTGCCACTTTCATACGGTAGAAAATTTGCCCTCCCTCTTTTGATTGACGATCATCAAGATTGGAATACTCATGGCGGGCATCATTTAGAGCAGTAAGTGTTTCGATGTTTAGCGTCTCCAGATCCACATCAGAGATGTCTTTGATGTCATCCAGTGAGAAGGTCTTGCCAAGCAAGAACGATCTGAAGAATGGAGCGTTAGTTGGCGTTTGGGTCATTGAAACTTGGATCCTGGGCTTTGAGGTCTAACAAAGTTGAACTGGGAAGGCTGAGGATTTCTTGGATCACCAGCCTGGCCAGCTTCTGACTGTCCACAGTATCAGCAAGTTCGAGCTTGGCAATGATCTTGTGGAAAAGCTGGGTAAGGGTTGTAGGTCTGACCCAGCTTGTGTCGGATGGAATCGGCTCGGTGCCGTATTCCCAGTCGTCGTAGTCGTCAGAGTTCCGAAGGTCTCTGGCGTTAGACGTCCCAATCCGACGTGTCCACCAGCTCCCAGTTGTCGATGCGTTCTGCGAACAAGCGTCGGAGTCCTTCATCAGTAGCTGGAATTAACTCCTCCTCAGAAAAGTGGAAGGAGCCTCGGCACAAGGCAGGGCAGTACTCCTCTGGATCATCGTGGCTTTGAGGGTTAGCAATGGCCGCGTCTTCGACAATAGCTTGAACGACGCAAAGGTCGTCATCAGTAAACGTAACATCATAGATCTCCAAGATTTCGGGATTCACTTCACTGCCTCCTTGCTAGTGGCAAGTTCCAAACTATCCATGTAGATGTCCCAGGACATTTTTAGGAACTGCTCCAGCTCTTGAAGATGCTTGAGGCTGTGGCTGTCGTAGGTGCAAGTAAGGCCAATTTTCTCAAACTCGTTGACCCGCTGCTGGAGCACAAGGCAGGAGTAACGAACAGCAAAGTACCAGGGGCTGAGGTTTTCGTTGGCAAGTTCAGTGTGAGTGAGCATGTTATGTAGTAGAGGATTGAGGCAGGAAGCTTCCGCCTCCTGCACAGTAGTGTTACACAGCACCAGCAAGCTGGCAAGTGTGCCAGTTGCAAAAGTACACAATCCCAAGCATGATCGCTGAAACAGCTTGCAGGGCAGGCTATCTCAGCGATTCGATGAGCAACTTAAGAAGTTTTAAGTTGTGGGCACCCCCAGTTGCTCGGGGCTGTAGGCGGTCAGGACGCAGACATCGGCACCTTGGCGGAGGCACTGCCCCACGGTGTAGTGAAATATGTGCTCCGCGTCCTCACACTCGTCGATCTGGAACTGATCCACCTCGACGGGGCGACCAGCCCGGTACCAGGTCAGCCGCACGATGGAGTGGATCTCATCGGGCAGCGGGCCGGTGGTAAAGCCCAGCGTGGGACGCCGGGGCGGTTTGGGCTGGGGCTTACTGGCCACGGGGAAAAGTAGCCAGCTGGCTACACGCATCAGTACGAGGTAGAAGTTAGGCACGCGAAGCACGAGCTGCCCTCCGATATTTACAGGGTATTGCAAGCACTGCCTGCAATTCCTCCTCAGTGAGATCAGAAATTCCCGTACCTAAAAATTTAATCCCCTGCAATGTGCGGACACGGTTGAAGTCACTGATGTAGGCAACCCACTTGGCAAATCGCTTTTTGTCCTCGGGTGTCATGACCAGAAGCTCCGAGCGTCTTCGATCAGGGTGTCGATCTCAGCTTTGGAACGCTCTGTCTCTTGGGGGGTTACAGAATTCGTGTCCCAGCACTCGGAATCCGCATCAACACTGGGAAGTGTGGTGGGACAGGCTTTTTGGTGTCCCACCACTTTGGGCAGTTCGACGGATCGCAGAGATTGACTCGGCTTTGA